TGTTGTGACAAATACCATTGGAACTGTAGCTGCTGCCCCTGGTGTGTAGAAGCTCTCGTCAATTACATTGACTTCTACTCCTGGTGATACTAGTGCCATGTTTTGTTCTCCTGTTGGAATTATGTTTCGCTGTATGTATTTAGCTATCCAGAACAAAATCATAGCTATAATTAGCTAAAAAAAGGGATAAAAAAGGTGAGGTAAATACAATATGAGACCTTTATGCCAATGCGGTGAAAGACCGGCCGCTATAAATTATAAAAAGAATAACAGAACTTACTATAGAAAGCTATGTGAGATTTGTTTGAAGCACGGTTTAGGGCACGGTATTCCAAAATGGAAACAACGTGGTTATGAAAAGAAAACTGAATGTGAAAAGTGCGGGTTCAAATCAAAACACGAAGAACAATTTAATGTATTTCATATTGACGGTGATTTAAATAACTGTCGACCTAATAATCTAAAAACTATTTGTGCTAACTGTCAGCGCATTATGCAAAAAGACGGCGTTCATTGGAAGCAGGGAGACTTACGTCCTGATTTTTAAAAATAGTCTTAATTAAAATATCTACGTTTTGCTCTAGTCTTTTTAAGTCTCCGTTATTATCAATAGTGTAGTCACACATCCACTGTTCAATACTCATTGAACTAGAATCTTCAGAGGGCAAATGATCTGTCCTATCAACCCAAATTGCATAGTCGAATAGTTCTTCATTTTGCATAGCAAAGAATTCACGCTTGTTACGCAGGCCGCAGTATATATCGTGTTTAGCAAATAAGTTACGCCCTAATTTAGCTAAATCATCTTTGCAATAGTTATGAATCATATTATACCATTCTGTTCGATGATTATGCCTGTCAGCATAACATGCTTCTTCATCTTTATAATTGTATTGATCTTTAAGATCATTAAAGATAAAAAGTTCAGAACAGAACTTACTACTAGATTGAAAAGAATAATTGTAATTTTCAAGTAATTCGCAAACAGTGTCTTTACCGTGTCTGCCGTGTCCTACAATTAATAGTTTGGGTAGCAAAGGATTCTCCTTAAAGTATACTGTGTAGTATAGCTTAGTTTTAAGAAGTTGTCAAGTGTTTTTTAACCAATTACAAAACTATAGCCAACGCCGCCTGGTACAGCTAGTGATACTTCTTGTTCTAACTTGTCCATTTCTTGTTGCGCTTCTGCTTTTAATGTATCGCCATTAAGAGTTGATCCACCTTGTGGGCCTGCAATAGTTGCAAACTTTGAACGTGCTTCCCCTAACATATATTTGCAAGCTGCTAGTGTATAGTCTTTAATCCATTGTGATGCTAAGTAGTCGTTTAATAGCTCGTTATCGGGACGATAATTGTATGCATACAATAATATTTCCTCTTCAGCTCTTGGACGTTGTAATAATGTTAATTTTTTGCTCGTTGGGTTCCATTTAAATTCAATAAAACTGCCGAACATTCTGCCAACAAGTTCTTGATGCTGTGAAAACATATCGTAAGTTGCTAGGCCGCCCATTTTAGAACCAGATAACAAATAAGTGTTTGTATATGCTAAATTAAACGGTTCAAATAAACTGCCACCATCTCCACCGCCTGATCTAGAACCTATACTTCTACGGAATAACTTACGAATTTCCATAACTTCGTTAGGTAATATATATTCGTTTTGGTCTACTACCGTTGTTAAAAACATATACGATTCTTCAACACTGTTATCACTACGTTGTCTAAACCTAGAAAGTGCCTTATCTAATGCAGTTTTATAATGTATTGGATCAAGTTCAACATCAATCATTCCTCCGCCAAGGAATGTGTTTACATAATCATATACTTCTTGTTTTTGTGTTGCTAGTTCTGCCATACAAGTTCTCCGTATAGTATTTATCGATAAATATATATATGCCGAGAATATCTTTATATAAACCAGAACGCGGAAACGATTACAACTTCTTAGATAAACAAATCCAAGAGATGTTTACTGTTGGCGGAACTGATATTAACATACACAAATACTTAGGTACTGAAGTGCCGTCAGATGACGACAGAAGTGCTACACAGCCAGAATATGATGCTGTTGCAGAAACTAATATTCAAGATTTATTGTTCTTAGAAAATCGTGACAGGAAATATGATCCTGACATTTATACAATGCGAGCAATATATAATGTACAAGATATAGATTTTGATTTAAGCCAGTTTGGTATGTTTCTTAGCAATGACACATTGTTTATGACCATACATATTAACAGTAGTGTAAAAACACTTGGCAGAAAAATTATGAGCGGTGATGTAATTGAATTACCGCATTTAAAAGATGAATACGCTCTTAATGATGCTGCTTTTGCATTGAAAAGATTTTATGTGGTAGACGATGTTAATCGTGCAGCAGAAGGATTTTCACAAACTTGGTATCCACATTTATATAGACTGAAATTAAAGCAAATAGTAGACTCGCAAGAATTTGCAGAAATATTAGATTTACCTGCAGAAGAAGGTAGTGATAATACATTACGCGATTTATTATCAACATACGAAAAAGAAATGCAAATTTCAAATGCAGTAGTTGCACAAGCAGAAGCTGATGCTCCTAAAAGCGGCTTTGATATTAGTCATTATTATTCTTTAGCAACAAACGAGGACGGAAGTGTTGCATTGCGTACTGCTGACCAAGGCGATATCGATGCATCAAATGTTAATACAAATGCAGACGAAGTTACTGATAGACCTGATAGATCCGGGTATACAGGATATCTAGTAGGTCAAGGAGACAATGCGCCAAACGGAGCACCTTTTGGTTTTGGTATTAAGTTTCCTGTAGATCATCAAGAAGGTGATTATTTTTTACGTACAGATTTCCTACCAAATAGAATGTTTAAATATGACGGTATAAGATGGGTTAAAGTAGAAGATGATATTAGAATGACTCTAAGTAATACACTACAACGTCAAACGTATAAAACAGAATTTATTAATAATACTAATACAAATAACATAGACGGTGAAGTTGTAGAAGAAAGACAAAGCTTATCTAAAGCATTGCGCCCACGTACACCAGAGGCAGATAACTAATGTTACATTTTTATGACGGACAAATAAGAAGATACACAACACAAATGATGCGTATTTTAAGCAACTTTCCAGTTAAGGATGGTAAAGGTAAAACTAAAGAAGTGCCTGTAACATACGGCGATTTATCAAGACAAGTTGCAAATATTATTAGAGAAAATTCAGAAAACAAAATTCCTAGTGCGCCGCGTATCGCAGTGTATCTTACTGGGCTGGAATTAGATAGAGATAGATTAACTGATGCAACATATACTAGATCAGTAAACATACGTGAACGAGCATATGACGAAACGACTGACGAATATTTAAACTATCAAGGAAAGAATTATACGGTAGAACGATTAATACCAACTCCGTATATGATGAGAGTAAATGCTGATATATGGGCTACAAATACTGATCAAAAATTACAACTACTTGAACAAATACTTGTGTTGTTTAATCCAAGTTTAGAAATGCAAACTACAGATAATTTTATTGACTGGACAAGTATTACTGTTGTAAATTTAGAAAACGTACAATGGTCAAATAGAAGTGTACCTGTAGGAGTTGATAGTGAAATTGATATTGCTACACTTACTTTTAGTATCCCAATATACATTAGTCCTCCGACTAAAGTTAAGAAAATGGGGGTTATTACCAATATTATAACAAGCATGTTTGACGAAACTAGAGGTACTATCGAAGATGGTGTAAGTGGGCCTATTACAAATGCAGGCACTGACTTCTTATCAGGACTCACAGGAGGCGATAAAAATCGTAAAGCACAAACTGCTGTAGCAAAGGAACTAGCAAACGTAAACTATAAACAATACGGTTTATACCTAGAAACATCGTGTGCGCAATTAATTAATAACGGTGTTGTTGGAATGAAGAGTTGGAATGAAATATTTGAAGCACTTCCAGGAACATATATGGCAGACGTTAGTAGAATATATGTAAACAATAATGAAAATAGTAATACAATTACAGGCACGTTTGTACATAATCCGTTTGACGAAGGTAAACTAGAAATAAATTGGGACATGGATAGTTTTCCAAGTGACACTATTATAGATGGTAGAACTACCATAGATTACATTATAAATCCAACTAACTTTAATCCGTCTTCGATAAAATCTTCAGGTTTAAGGTTATTACTATTAGAAAGTATTGGTGATCAAACTACTGGATCAGGAGCATCGGCTTGGAAAAATGCTGATAATACTAACTTAGTTGCAAGCGCAAATGATATAATTGAGTGGGATGGAAACAAATGGAATATTGTGTTTGATTCTAGTACTGCTACATCTACAACTTACACAACTAATTTAAACACAAGCGTTCAATACAGATTTAGAGATAACGAATGGCTACTTAGTATAGATGGCGAGTATCCAATTGGTACATGGAGAATATCACTAACGGGCTAATTATATGTATGACAGATATGATTACATGTAGTGGAGCACTATTCTATACTTTAGATACAAATAGATTTCTTTTTTTACATAGAGCAAACGGCAAACGTAATAACATGTGGGGGCTAGTTGGCGGCACAAATGAAGGATTAGAAACACCATTCGAAGGTTTAACAAGAGAGATAGAAGAAGAAATTGGCTTTTTGCCAGACATTAAAAAAACTTTGCCTTTAGAAAGTTTTATAAGTGCAGATAGTAAATTTTATTTCCACACATATCTTTGCGTTGTCCAATCTGAATTTATACCTACCCTTAATAACGAACATGACGGTTATGCATGGAGTGCATTTACCAAATGGCCAAAACCATTACATTTTGGTTTACGCAATACATTACAAAGTAAAGTAAATTTAAATAAATTAGAAACTGTATTCCAAACCATAAATTTACTTGACATATCGCATCAAACGTAGTATAATATAAAGATGAAAGTATTAGTTCTTGGTGACATAATCATCGACAAGTATATCTACGGTACTAGTTCACGCATTAGTCCCGAAGCCCCCGTTCCTGTAATTACATACAAGAGCGAAGTTGAAACACTTGGAGGGGCAGGACTTGTATATGAGAATCTTAAAAGTTTAGGAGTTGATGTTACATTATTTAAAACAAATCAACCACGTAGTATTAAGACACGTATAATATGTGACGGTCATTACATAACCCGTATAGACAACGATAAACATGCAAATTCAAACGTAGTTTTAGATGAAGTATTATGTAGTGATTTTTCTAAGTATGATTATGTAGTACTAAGTGATTATAACAAAGGTGTTCTAGATGAATCTTTAAAAATTATAGAACATATTAATAAATTTGGTTGTAAAATTATTGTAGACCCTAAAGAACATGCAACTCAGTACAAAAACGCATGGTTAGTAAAACCTAATAATAGTGAATTTACTAAGTTTGGATTTAGTGATTGGAATGGCAATATCATTACTACTAATGCCAGTGATAATGTAGTTGCTTGTATAGACGATGTTGATTATAATCTTCCTGTTGCACAAGTAGAAGTATCAGATGTTACAGGAGCAGGCGATTGTTTCTTAGCAGCATTTGTATATGGCTTAACTAAAAGTTATGATTATATGAAATGTTTAGAGATTGCTATAAAAGGTTCTAGATGTGCAGTACAGCACGTAGGCACATATACACTAGCGCACAATGATATTGAAGAGCGTGTAATTTTTACAAATGGTGTGTTTGATATTATGCACACAGGACATTTTAATTTACTAAAAGAAGCACGTAGTTTAGGCGATAGACTTGTTGTGGGTATAAACTCAGATGCAAGTGTAAAACGTCTAAAGGGCAATAATCGCCCAGTAAACAACATAAAAAAACGTGTTGAACAAATATCTATATTACCATGGGTAGACGAAGTTCACGTTTTTGAACAAGATACTCCTTATGAGTTAATTAAACATATAGCACCTAACTTAATTGTAAAAGGTGGTGACTATACTGTTGAAACCGTAGTAGGACATAATTTAGCTGATGTACATATTATACCTACAGTGGATGGATATTCAACAACACAGATTATAGAGAACAGCAAATGAAAATATTAGTTACAGGACACAAAGGATTTATTGGATCAAACGTTGCAAAATATCTGCAACGCAAAGGCCATGATGTAGAAGGTTGGGATTATATTCCTGGTACAATACCTGATCCGAGTGGATACGATTGGGTTATACATCTAGGTGCAATTACTTCTACAACGTTTACAAACGTAGAAGAAATTATGGAAACAAATTTTGAATTTAGCGTTAGGCTTGCACAAACTTGTGATATGATGGGTGTTAATATGCAATATGCTTCTAGCGCAAGTGTGTATGGACCCACTACGCATTTTATTGAGCATGGTCCATTACAACCTCAATCACCTTATGCATGGACAAAGTACCTATTTGATAGATTTGTAATGCAACTTAAGGATGAATTTCAAATAAACATACAAGGTTTTAGATATTTTAATGTATACGGAGAAGGTGAAGAACACAAAGGCGATCAAGCAAGTCCTTATACTAAATTTGCATATCAAGCCAAAGACAATGGTGTAATTAAATTATTTGAAGATAGTAATAACTATCGTAGAGATTTTATATGTGTTGATGATGTGTGTAAAGTACACGAAGCAATGTTAGATATTAATAGTTCTGACATATACAATGTAGGTACAGGACGTTCTGTGAGCTTTGAATCTGTAGCACAGGCTATTGTTAACAAGCATGGCGGCAATATAGAATATGTGCCGATGCCAGAAAACATAAAATCACAGTATCAAGAATTTACATGTGCAAAAATGGATAAACTAAATTCAGTATTGGACATAGATTGGATTAACATAGAGGATTATATACATGGCAAGTAGACTTTCAGGAACAGTAGAAAAAGGTTGGGGCATAGAATTAATTTGGGCTACTAATGATTTATACTGTGGTAAGCTTATGGTATTTAATAAGCCCGGTGCTAAATTTTCAATGCATTTTCATAAAGAAAAAGATGAAACATGGTTTGTTAATGAAGGCAGATTTATGGTAAGATGGATAGATACTAAAACAGCAGAGTTGTTCTCACAAGAACTAAAGCCGGGGGATACATGGCATAATCCTCCATTACAACCTCATCAGCTGACAGCTATTACAGCAGGAACTATTACTGAGGTTAGTACTGCTGATTCAGTTGAAGATAATTATAGAGTCTTTCCAGGTGATAGCCAGAAGGTAGAAAATGAGCCGATACAACCATCTTAAAAATTCTCAACACACTATAGATAATTTTAAAAAAAGCGTTGTAGGATTAGATAGAGACGGCGTTATAAATTTAGATCGTGGTACATATACTTGGAAAAAAGAAGACTTTGAGCCTATACCAAAATCTATAGAAGCTGTGTCTTTGATTAGACAAAAGGGTCACAAAGTTGTAATAATTACAAATCAAGCCGGCATACACAAAGGACTATATACAGAGGATGATGTAAACACTTTACATCATTACATGCTTGACTTATTTGGTCAAGCAGGATGTCCTAGTATAGACGGAATATATTTTAGTGCATCTAATGTAAAACAAGATCCGTTTGCAAAACCTAACGTAGGTATGTTTAAAAAAGCAGCCACGGATATTAAAAATTTAAATTGGTCTACAGGATATTATGTAGGTGATAAAATTACTGATTTAAAAGCTGCATTCAAGGTAAAAGCAACACCTATACTTGTGCGCACAGGTCACGGTGTTGAAACTGAAGAACTATTAAGTAGTAGACATTCTTACAGACCTATTAAAAAACAAACACAAGTTTATAATAACTTGTGGGATTTTGCACAGGCTCTTTAGGCCTGTGCTTCACCCCATCTTAGAATAAGGTTTGCATTTGCATCCGCACCCGAAACCTTATACACGTTAATTGCAAGAACATCTGGACCATTTGGGAAGGTTCCTCTGCCACCTAGTGTGGTATTTGTAAGTTCTTTCAATTCACTAAAGTCCACAGTTGATCTTTCTCCTGGGTTAGCAATAAACGAAAATACTGTTTCGCCCGGCTGTGCAAACGGAGGTTGACTAAATGCAAATTGTATTGTTCCTGTGCCTGCAGCTAGTGTTCCTGTAAATGCGTTGTTAAACTGTACTTCGTAATATGTTACACTACCAAATATTTTTTGGGATATTGCAGATACACTTGTGTTTGCAGGGAATACTACACTTCCGCCGGATTCGGTTACTGGTGTTCCTAGCGTAATACCCGAAGCAGCATAACTAGTTGAGTCTATGTATGCATAGTTCCTGTTTACAAGCGTAGCATTTCGAGTAATGTCAAATCTATTTGATTGATTTCCATTAATGTTGCCTGATATACGATTTGAAAGTCGAAGATAGCCATAGTCGCCGCTACCGTTTATCTGTCCGCCAGTAATAGTTGTGTTAGCTGGAATTCGACCTTGAACGTTATCTACAATAGATGCTCCAAGGACTGCATTAATATCGGTTCCGAATGTATTTCTAAAGTCTGTTGCGTTAACATAAACTACACTATTTCTTCGATAACTGGTATATATACCACTGTCTAATGTGCCAGTTGTATTAGATATTTGAGTACCTGTGGTGTTTGTAACAGTGTTATCAGTTGTCCAGTTCACACTACCACCTGATGCAACTTGTGCAAAGCTAGGTTGTCCACCTTGTGCAACGCTTGACAGTCCTGTCCAACCAACATCTGCTGGATTAATTGGATAGTTTTGTGGATTCAACACACCTTCAATAACAATGCCGCCTTGAATAGGAGTGCCGTCGCTTTCAAAACCATCTGATGTAATTTCTAGTCCTTGCAACAACAACTGTGCTCTGTTAAGCAATTCTCTTTCACCTAGGTCGCCAATAATAGCATTAGAAACACTAGGTGCTAGTCTTAACATAAACGCTGTTTGTTTAATTGTATTTGCATTAAGACCTGTTTCAGCGTATGAGAAAATGTATCCTCTATCTTCGTCAAATCCGCCATCTGTTAAAAATGCTGAACCCCAGTGTGATATCAACGGAGTAATTGTATTACTAATTAATACTACTCCAGTTTTATCTACGTGTGCGTCCGCTGCGCCTGCGCTATACGTTCTTTCTGCTCCTGATTGGAAGTTAGTTAGTGCAGTGCCTCTTGTACATCCAGTAAGTGTATTTGTTGTTTTGTCATTAGCAGTAAAACTAATAATTTCATTATCGATGTACACAGTTCCAAACTCTGGGAAGAAACTACTATCTAATAACGGAATCGTAGTTTGTGTATTATCTAGTGCTGCTGCAAGTTTTGCTGGATAGCCTTCGTTAGTAACTTCGTAACGCACAGGCAAGTTACCTGAACGCATAAACGCTTCTGTGTTTACGTTTGAGTTACGCATTCTATGTGCAAATACAAAGTTACCATCTGAGCCACGTAGCATAAAGTCGATAAAACCAGCACCATACCAACTGTATTGAATACCGATCATTTGCATCTTAGCAATGTCAATATCGTAACCACTTGGTCCAGCACCGTCAAGTGTATCTAAGTTAAAGTCTTGCTGTTTCACTTTTTTGTCAACTACTAAATTAGCTTTTGCACCAGTAATATCAGTAACACCTCTAAAATCTGGTGTTACATTGATTTCTGTTTGGCTAACAACGTGTGATACAACATGTGTCATACCTCTAATAATAATTCTATCGCCAGCCTTTGTTTGGTCTCTAAATCTTGTTGCTGTACCAGTAACAGTATTGCTGTCAACTTCAATAGCACATGTTCCTGCTAATTGTTGTGTACCTGTACGTTGATTTACACTAACGTTTTGTCCATCAAATTCCCAAAAAATACCATTTTGATCATCAAAAATACCAGAACGTACAGTTGCGCCGTGCCATGCAACAACACTCATTTGGGAGCCAAAACCAAGTACAGCTTCTTGTTTCATTACCGGAACAGTATCTTCTACTGTGCCTACATTTCTTCTTGATTTTAATTCAGCTAGCGCAATTTTCACTCGGTTATCTATAGTTGCAGTTTGACTAATACCTTGCAAATGATTTGTAAGTGCAGTTTTGTCATCTACTGTTATAGAATCGCTTTCGTTAAAATCGCCCCACTTACGACCGTCATATGCTGTTTCATTAAGGAAAAAGTCGTGTACATCGCTTGTGTTAGTATCAAGTAATACTTCGTCAAATACTTGTACTAACGGCCAATCAGCAATTGCTGTTGCTTCTAAAAATTCAGTGTCATCAGCAAGACGTCTGAGTGCCCTCACTTTGAAAGTTCTTTCATTTATAACTTCTTGTACAGTATAATCAAACTCGGGGGGTACTACTGTTTCTGTACCACTGTTGTAGCCGCTACTTTCTACAGCTAATAATCTAATTATACCGCCTACTTGAACTCCGTGATCGTTATCGTCTGTCGTAATAGTAATTAAAGAATTAACTTCTGTGCCATCGGCAGTTACACTTGCTAAATCATAGCTTGGTGCAAATAGAGCACCAGTTGTGTACATAATACCTTTACCTGATTGGTAACGAATATATTTTTTACTTTGACGTATTGCTTGCGCTCCGTGCTGCGGGCCGCCAGTTCCTAACTGAACGCCGCCGTCAAATGGCCTATGAATAAAGAAACTATCTGGCCTAGTATAGAATGTTCCTGAAATAACATCTGAAGCACTAGTTGAGATTGATCCTGCAGCTCTTGCTACAAATCTTAATTGATTAGTTGATGGTATATTAGTTGCAAGGAAAGCACCCGATGCAAGTAAATGGTTGTTTGATCCATCATCTGAACCAATAACTGTTATGAAACTGTTGCCAGGAACAATACCATGTGGAGTATCAAATGTTGCTTCAATTGTTGCTAACTCGCTGAAGCTAATAGATGTAGTTTGTGGCACAGGTTCTGTTGTTACTTCACTCATTGTAAATGTACAAATTAATGCTACACTATCACCCGGATTAGCACCTGTAAAGTTTGGAGTATACGATGTTACTGCACCCGCGTTTACACCGGTTACAAAAAACGTTAAATCGTGTGTACCATCACCGTCTAATTGTGATCCAGGTACAAACAAAGTATTACCAATTTCATAGTTTGTGCCGCCTTGAGTAATTAATATATTATCATATATGCCGTTTATTCTTCTAATAGTAAACTCGGCGCCTGATCCTGCCGGTACATCAGCTTGTGGTGCTACATTAGTATATGCTAATGTGCCGTTATTACCACTGCCTGTTGAGTTGAATGTTAACACAGCACCTGTGGCGTCCACTGTTAGCACTGTGATTATAATATCGTTAGTTGGTGTTGCACCGCCAACTAAGTTACCTAATATTTTTAATTCTTGGTTCGGCGCATAATTGGTGCCGCCCGTAGCAAGTGTTATCGTATATACTGTTGCATTTAAGTCAACATCAAATGTTGCTCCAGTTGGGTTAATAATTTCGATAATACCTGTTGTAAATGATTCATTATTTACAGATACACCAGCTGCGCTTGATGCTGTAATAGATCCACTACCGTCTACGTTATCAATTGTTACAGTACAATCGTTAGTTGTTGATGCGCCTCCTAGGTCTGCACCATCAACTGTAAATTGATCTCCGATACTATATCCTGCGCCGCCGTTTAGTAAAGGAATAATTGCTTGATACACAGTGCCTACACGTCTTATATCTACAGTTGCGCTTGTGCCCCCTGCGGCTGAAGTTGTATAAGGTACATCTGAATAAACAACATCAGCATCTGCGCCTGTGCCAGAAATACTTATTCCTGTAATTGCACCGGTTCTTCCGCCCACAGTACCTACACTAGTAACTGTACATATCGCATCATTAGTTGAATCAATGCCTCCAAGGTTTGAACCTAATATTCTAAATGTATCATTTGCTATAAAGTCATCAGATACATCACCTGCATTTAGTGCTATTGAATATACATTATTGTTAACTGTAACGTCTACTAATACGTCTCGACCTTGGCCGCCTTCGTATATTGCGCCGGAACCGTTAAATGATGCTGTTCCGCCAACGGCTGTACCTGACAAAGTAACAGTTGTTATTGCTCCTAACGGACTTGTAGCAACACTGTCAACATAAATTAAACAGTCATTTGTAGGAGTTGTTCCGCCTAGAATCGTACCTAATACTTTTAGTCTATCCCCAGCTTTATAATCAACACCGGCTGTAGCAATTGCATCTAAAGAATAAGATCCACCAGATCTAGTAATGTCAAATGTTGCACCTAGACCATCTACTGGTTCGGTGCTAGGTAATACTCCGGTATATGTTTTAGTATTAGAAGCTAAGTTTGATGTTAATCCGCCACTCAGTGTAAGTGTATTACCTACAATATTATTAACAAATATAGCTTGTCCGTCGCCGCGATCTAATGCAAGGTTTGCAAGTATACCTGTAGAATCTACTACTTCAATATCAGTATCTCCAATTACTGCATTTTCTGCAATTTCTAATGTACTAAATTCGCCGCCGCCAGATGAGTTATCAACAAAGTTTGTAACCTGTGCGCCTAGTGGTATTCCGGTGCCAGTTAACGGTGAGCCAACTTCTGGACTATTACCGTCATATGGCAGTGTGTTAGAACCTGTCGGAACAGACAATTCAGTTATCATTGTTCCTGCACTACCATTACTTACAACTTGGAAATTTGCATTAGTAATGCCAGCGCCTGTATAAAATCCAGCTTCTCTTAACTGCGTGTATCCCGTAGAAAGTACATCACCATTATTAGTGCCAACTTTTGACTTTGCATAATATGTAAAAGTATTGTCAGTTGGTGTTTCGACTATAACAAAACTACCTTCTCCTCTAGCTGCTCCCGAAACTGCATTTTCTAAAGCTTTAATTGTTATAGGAGTTCCTGAATCAAAACCATGTGGTGCAACTGTTGTTACTGTAATTAATGATGCACCTACGCCACTTGTTCCTGCACTTGCATCAGTTACAACTGATAATACTTCGGAACTAGTTCCAGGTATTTCGTATACACTAGGATACCCTCTCATCATAGCAATTGCAGACCATTTAGTAGGCTGAAGCCCGTACTCAAAGTCAGCATCGAGCATACTTAGTGGCGGTGCAATACGCATACGCTCAATAGCATCTGTACCAAAATCGTATGGTCTTACTGTTTGAACACTTTTGCCGTTTTCTATTTTTTCTACAAAAATTTGTATATCATCAGTTTCTGATTGATCTTCAGTGTTGATATTAAGCCATAACATAGTGACTGCGTCAGTTGTTTGTAAATAAGACTTAAAGTTTTCGTTAGTACCTTTTGTTTGTAATTCAACCTTTGCGCCTGCATTAACATCAGCAAAGTTATAAATGATATTGTTTGTAGTTGTATTTGAAGCAATTAAAATTTCATCTTGATCGTATCTACCTTGGAAAGATAGTTTACCAATTGTATTTTCTTCATATGTTGGCAAGCTTGATACACCGTTGTGTATTACGTTTATAACAACATTACTTAACGTATCTATACGAGTGCTTGCAACCGCTTCTCCGTTGGTTGAATTTGTAGTTTGTGTAACTTCACTATTCAACACTTGCGGATATGTAGTATTTTGGAATATATAATCTGTAAGTAAGCGTTGAATAAGTGCATGGGATGCTAATTCTGCACCTCTATCGCCGTCAACTTGAGCAACTCCGTTGTCCCAATAGTAATTTACATACTTGTATGTTTTTTCGTTGCCGCCATATCGTAAGTCATTCTTATATGCATCTAATATTAGTCCAACATCTCGTTCGCACTTATCTGCACTTGTATTAACATAGTTAAAAAATACATCACTAACACCATCTGTAACTGCACTTTCAAATGTGTGTACAGAAGTATCAGAAGATATGCCTACATTTACTGAAACTGTTGTATCGCCTATATCTGTAATAATAATAGGTTTGTTATAGTACGGATCATGGCCTGTTGCGTTTGGCACGCCAACAGGTCTTGGATATGGGTGTAATGTAGCATTACCATCTAATGCGCATCTAAAAGTAATTCCGTGTGTAGCTATATTAATTGCGTCTCCAACATTAAAGTTGTGACTTAGTACTACAGAATTTGTTAATGAACTAACAAAAGTATGCACAGAAACATCATCTGTTCTTACTCCAAGATCAACTGTGATTGTAGTTGCACTTACAGCATTAATTCTTATTGCGTATGTTGGATATGTAGGCTGAGTATTACTTGTATTTGACCAAGTTATTCCGTTAGCAGAAACTTTTATATATTGGCCAACG